TAACCTTATTAGTAATAATATCTGTACATTTTGCCTCCTCTGTTGGTTGCTCAGGTGCTGGCTGGTCTACTGTCTGCTGTTGCTCCTGGGCTTTTTGTGCTGCCTCCTGGTCGTTTAGGTTACCACCTATAACACCAAGTATAATAATAGCTACAAATATAATAGCTCACCAAGTCAAACAACCCTTGGTTTTTTTCTTTTGCTCTGTTTTTTCTGTCATTGTACTATATTTTAGGTAAATAAATATATTAGTAAATATATTTTTACTCTGTAAAATCAAATGTATTTGCCTGCATTTCTATAACCATATTATCTATACATGTGTTGTACTGCTCAGGATCGGGTAGCATAACACAGGCTAAAAAATGTGCTATAAATCGGTCTATAAACATTTTAAGGCTATTAAAAAAAGTAAAATCATAACTACACCCCAGCCAACACCAGCTACTCATTGTAAAGTGCTGTTGTCTTTTTTTAGGGCTTTGTTTTCGGCTTTAAGCTTTTTAACTTTGGCTTTGTAATAATCTTTGTTTTTTTCTATCATTTTTAGTGGTTTAACTAATTAACGGTTTTACTCGTCCTCTACATGCTCTGTATCCTTTTCGCTGTCCAGCTTGTAAAGTATACGCCAACAAAACCGATCCATCATTATTTCTCTGTCTCCTATATCTTTCTCTACATAACATGGGCAATGTTTAATTATCTGTACTATGTGTACATAGCTTTTGTGTAGATTAAATAAAACGTCCAATTTGTCCTCTAATCTTTCTTTGTCTCCTACAACTGTTATACTATACACCTCTTTTTTTGCCATTTTATCTATTTTAAGTAATAAAAGTTTTTAACTGGTCTAACTCAAAAAAAGTTAGTTTTCATTTACAATTAGTACATACATAAATATTACCATGCTAACTACTCAGCTAATTATAGAAGACCAAGCAGGCACCATGTTACCATGCCTTATAAAGTATACTAACTGTGCAAAGTATAGCAGTAATACTCAATATATTAAAACTGACATTAGAGTACACAAAGCAATTACTATTAGTTTTTCCTTTGTGCTCATGTTAGAATATGTAACCAAGTAAAAGTTTTACCAAGGCTACAAGTCCAAATAGCACTGCAAGCATAATTAGCACCAAAAATATAAAAAGCACCCATCTATAACAGCCTGTGGTTTTTTGCTCTGCAAATTCTTTGGTGAGCTCCTGCTTTTGTTTTTCCGTTTGGGCTTTTTCTAACTCAGCCCTTAGCTCTTTTAAATTCATGTTTATTTTGTTACTGATCTAAAACTCTTTGACCACTGTAAAGTCTCTACTCTGTTGTTTTTTTTGGTCTCTTATTATTACTTTTTCTGCCTCTTTTATAGTATCGTATCCTGGTGTATTTCCTCGTGGGGTTGTCTCCATGTCCAACCATAAAAACAAGGACCTTTTTTGTGGTGCATATACTGTTTTACCTGTAATACTTTTGCATTTAATTATCCTGTATTTTGCTCTAAACATGTTTTTTATATTACTGATCTAAAACTATATCCACCAATAAGCATATAAGTAGCAATATTGGGTGGTGTATAAATAAGTATATACCTCAAACAAGCTCTAACATTATTTTAAACATTTAAGTATAAAGGTTATTGGGTTGTCCTGTATAGCCAGGATCATAAGCAACCTATCACACCAGGAGTAGTCCAAGTCCAATATATCTGTATGCCTTATACATGTACAAGTTAAATTTATTAAGTCTATATAGCCCTGAGCTACCAACCACTCTACAAATTGCATTTTTTTGCTAATAATATGGACGTCGTCAAACCTATTTTTGTACTCAAAATATCCAGGCTCGTTAAATTTTTCCTCCCATCGTTGGTTAAAGTAGTCCACAAATTTTACCCATTGTGGGTTGTCGTCCTTTATTTCCAGGTCTAAATAGTTTACTGGTCTTTCTGCTTTTTGCATGGTTATTTTGTTATTGATCTAAAACAAGTCACTTACCATATTTATATTTGTACCCTTGTTTGTGCATGTATCTATACAACATAAAATACATTGTAATAGGGTGTATACATAGGTTGTACTTTTTATCGGTTAGCTCATACCATAAATTTTTATTTAGTGTTACTTGGAAAAGTGCCCAGCAACCCATTTCTATTGCCATTTCCTCAAACTCCCTCCATGTAGTCATTTTACCTTAGTATAGTAGCTAAAAACTTTATAGGATCCTCCTGTATAGACAGTACCATTAGTATTAGATCCTCTGCCATTATTCATTTTACAGTAGGCTTTTTTAAATACTCGGGTAGCTGTTGGTCTAATTTTCCTCAATTATCAAAGTCTATTTTTACGGCGTTTTTGCATAGCCATTTTACAAACTCAAAATGTTTACTGCAAATATATTGCCTATATGGTCTGCTCATGCCTTGCCAGTCTTTCTCTGTCCGTGGCCTGTATGTATCTCTCTCGTCGTTTGCTACTATAAAATTGTAGTCGTTAAAGTAGTCTAAAAGTTTTTGCTCGTTTTCTGTCATGGTTGGTTGGTTAATTATTTAAAATATGTCCGTATTTTTCACCTGTTGGGCAACTGCTCCAATTATCCAAGGCCTTGTCGCCTATACCACATCGCATATCTAACCTGTTGCCGTTTATTGCTCCTCCTCTATCGTTACATGTAACCACTCCTATACCCTCCAAATATATTTTGGTACCAAGTGGGTACTCCTTAGGGCATGCAACACTTTTACCTCTGTCAGCATCGGTTAAAACATGGCCATTGGCTGTAATATTACAGTCGCCAGCACAATTTATTTTAAAGTCCTCCTCGTAGCTCCTACCATTGTAATACCTTTTTTGGTTTGGTGTTACTGTGTAGTACCTACTTAGGCTAAATTTTATCCTATTGCCTTTACTTATTTTGTCCCAGTCAAAGTTTACACCTGGGCAGTTTTTGGCCTGAAAATCACCATGGCCCTTTATTTCTAAATCGGGGTGCTTTTCCAGGATCCAGCCAATAAGTTGGTTTACCATATTGTATTGCTCCTGTGTAGGCTCTCATGTGTTAAAATCGCCCACTATTTCTATGTGTATACCGTTTATGTTTGCCTCAGGGTTTAGTGTAGCTCCCACTATTGTGTCCAGCTCGTTTACCTTTACAAAATCACCACTGCACCCTACAATATAATGTGTCGGTATATATTCAAATCACCTGTTGGCTACATAGGTATTGTACATACTTTTTTGCATAGCCTCTGCACTCATACACTTAGTAGCTGTATGGTGCAAAACTATATACTTGTAGCCTCTAACGGCCTTACTGACTATTTTTTGTCATGCCCAGGAAAATTTGAGTTATACTCTGCTCGTAACTCGTCTATTTTTTCCCTGTTTTCCTCAGCACTATTGTGTAATAATGTTTGCTGATCCTCCAAGGCTTGCCATTGGTTTGTTATTTCCTCATTGGCAATATAAAGCTGGTTAATCTCATTTAGTAGGCTGTCAGCTATTCTTTGCTGTTTTCTCTCCTCCATATTGCTATGGATCCTACCTCAATATAAACAAAAAACAAAAATAATAACAACACCTGCAATAACAGCAAATATTGTTAAACTGTGGTTGGTTGGTTTTGTACTCATGTTTTATTTTTTTAAGGGGTAAAAACTTTGGTTTGCTTTTTCCCTTAAAAAGTGTATAAACCCTTACATAGTGTAGGGGTGAGGCTTTCCGTGGTTGGTTGGTGGTAACCTCTACACTTTTTAAGTTATTTTTTATAATTTTTCCTAACATAATCTACACAGTCCTGTATGTTTGACAGGCTTTTTTTTTGCCTGCTAAACTTACTGGCTATTGTGCTTTTTTGTCTCCTAAACAGCAGGCCTAAAAAGGTACCCATTACCCAGCTTGTCTCATATTGTCCTGGTGTCCAGTCTCCTTTTTTTCTACCTACTGGGTTGCCGTTTGGTCCAATTTTATTCATGTTTTTAAATATAACATCTAAATCGTAACAAGTGTATTATAATTATTTTTTTGTAAATTGCAAGAGAAAATTATATTTTTTTTTGTGTTTTTTTATAACTTGCAGGTAAATACCTATTTAATACTCTAATTATAATACTTTTTGAGCTAACAGGTCTTAAATTATGCCTAAGCTCGTACATTATCTCCCTTTTTAACTGGCTATTGTTTGCTACATACTTACACAGCACAGGATCTATACCCAGTCGTAGCATGTAGTCTATAATATCTATGGTATTATTAGCAGTATTTGTCATTTTATTATTATTAGGTCGTAATAATCGCTATACAAGTCGTTATACTCCTGCCAACTATTTATTGGTTTGGATCACTCGTATATTTGTGCTATAATTTTGGTTATTTTTATTGGTCCTGCCATTTTGCTCAATATTTAAACTTGGTTAAATCTATTTTGTACTCTTTGGCACACTCCCTAAGCTCTTTGTTTTTCTCCAATGCCCATGTAATACTTATTGATCCTAATTTCATGTACTCAATGTGCACTGCCTGTAATTGCTCCCACCTGCCTGGCCGTTTTTTTCTAAACCGTATGCCAGCCTCTACTGGGTTTTTATGCCACCAGTTTATGTGGCAATTATAACAAAGGGCTTTTATATTGTATGGATCACATGCCAGCCTGTGGTCCCTTGCCTCGTTTATTATATGGCTACCGTGTATATTTATACCTGTGCCCTTTACTCCACAATGCTGGCAAGTGTATTTGTCCCTGGTTTTTGCTATTAGCTTGGCTATTTCTATATTTTCGTCCATAACCTTTTTTTTGCTCACAGCCTCCTTTTTTTTAGTATTTTTCATGCTTATTTATGTATAGTTGGTATGTAAAAGCCTCGCCGTATGTATTAAACAAGTACCTCTCAATATTATTGCCCTCAAAATCTACATACTGCATTACTTTTACAAAGCCGTATGGAGTTTGGGCTATTTCCTCCCTCTCCATTAACACATCCAAGTAGTTTAAAAAACCGTCCATATATTCATGGTACCAAACCATAAATACTAAATCTTTTGCTATTGCTTTTTGCATTTTTTTTGTAGGTTATATTCTAAATAAAGTTGTTTTTGTAAAGCTCTGTGCACTGTAATAAGCTTTTTTATTTTAACCGTCAGCCACTGATCCATGGCCTGTAATAGCTCAATGTTTTTGGGCCGTATTTTTTTGTCTACTCGGCTATAAATTGTGTGGTAGTTTACACCAATATCGTTGGCTAAGTTTACCATTTTTAGGTCCATAAAGGCCTGGTGTAATTTGTGCATCATTTTATTTTTGTTTAAAGGGGTAAAGTGTTTTGGCTTTCCGTGGTTGGTCTGTATTTTTCCCTGTACTCATGCTCCAAGTGTTTTCTTTTTATGTAGCTGTCGCCTCTCAGCTCGGCTTTTTGCTCCTGTAATTTCCTCCTGGTCCTTTGTACAGTTTGGTAACTAAGTGCTTTTAGTAAATCGTACTTTGAGTAGTGAGCTATACCTAAGTGCTCAGCAACTCTAATAAATAGTAGTGGGTCGTCGTCCCTGGTTTGTGGTTGGTTTACCAAAACATGCTCTACTACATCGTCAATTTTTTTCATGTTTTGTTAGTGGTTAAAGGCTAAAATTGTGTATCCAGCCACAATAAGTAAATAATACCCATTAACTCTTTGGCTTTGTCTATTGCCTCCCTGGTGTCCAGCTCTATGTTATTTTGCCAGCAAAAGTCCTGCAAGCTCCATGCTGGTGCAAACTCGTACTGGGTATTATCTACTGTATATGTATGTGGCATTTTGTTTTTGGTTGTTAAATTATAAATCTATTGGATCCTGCTTAGCATTGGCTTGGTAGTCCTCATAGTCTGCCTCCAATGTTTTATCCTCGTATGTGCCAGCCTCGTTTGGCTCTAAATAGTCAAGCATAGGCTCGTTTGTAATATCTTTATTGTTATATGTAACTTGTCAATTATCTATTTTTAACATTTTTGTGGTTGGTTAGTGGTTAAAGTCAAGCCTCACGGTAATTTTTATTATCTACTGCAAGGTCAATTTTTCTTTGGCTAAGCTGGTTTACATAGTCCTCGTAATCTCAAACCTTGCTTAGCAGGCTATCTACATCGCCAAATTTGTCTTGGGCCATAGCTTTTACTATATTGTCTATGTCTTTTTCGCTATATTTGTGGCCGTTTAATTTTTCCTTTTTTAGCTCTATGTATTTGTGCCTTATGTAATAGTCGTATTGGTACTTGGTAGCTTTTGCCTCACCTTTTAGCCTGTTTTTTTCCAGTATTAGGTCAGGCAAAAACTCCCTTATGTCGTCGCTACTACCTACTCTAAGTAATTTGTCTGCTTGTTTTAAGTAGTCCATTTTATCTTGGTGTAATTACTAAACTGTATCCATAGCTAAGCTCTGCACCCTCAATATTTTGTCCCTCCTGTATAGCCTTTTTTATAGCTGTTTTATCTACTACCACCTGTGTTTTTAACTTTTTAAAATTTTGTGGTATTAGATCCTCGGCTGTAATAACTACACTGGCTGGGTTTTGTTTTGCTGTAAATCTTTGGTTGGTAAATTCTACTGTTTTTAGGTTGTTTGCTAACATACCAGTCAAAATATTGTCTTTTAGCTCAGCCTCTTTGTCTGCCAAAAATCTAACCTCTGCTTGTTTTTCCAATATCTTTTGCCAAATTTCGCTTTTGTGTAGCTCCTCCTGTAAATTAGCCAGCTCTAACTCAGCACTGGCCTTGCTGTTTTGTATGCTCCAAATATTTTCTCCATAGGTTGTTAAATCTGCCATTGTACTTGGTTACTAAAATAAATCTCATGCAGTAGCACCGTATAGCTCCATAATTTTACCCTCCATGTCGGTACTTACTGTGTAGTGCTCCCTTACCTCTTTTAGGGCTGCCTCAAAAGTGTACTGATCCTTTTTGGCTTTTAAGTTTTCCAACTCTTTGTAGCCAAAAGTAGGTTTTACTTTTTCCTCTGTCTGTGCCTCAGGTAGGTCCTCACCACTATAAATATACAAACCTAAACCAAACATGGCTAAATTTTTTACAAGGCACCTCATTATAGCTTTGTTTATATCAAACATTGTGGCTGCCTCGCATGTTTTGTCTCCATACTTGGTTTTGTACTTATAGTCTGTGGCTTTCATGGCTTTATTTGCTCAGTCCATTACTGGTAGCCACATATCGTGTGTTAGGCCGTTTACTGTTACACTTGTAAATACCATGTAGCCTAATTTTTCGTCGTATACATAGGGTTGGTACCCAAAAAACTTGATCGAATAGGTTGCCTCAGGGTAAACCTTTTTAAACTCAGCCCAGGCATAACTCCAACTAAGGTAGCTTAGGCCGTTTTTTTCCTCTACTTTGTCGTTTACATTTATGCTGTATAGCTTTAAAAAATCGTCTGTTGTCATTGTACTATTGGTAAATAAACTAAATTTTTGTCCAACCGTGAGCCTCGCATATTTCCAATAAGTGTTTTAGGTTTTTGGTTGGTTTGTTTTCTTTTTTCCTGGTATCGTACCAGTACTGCATAACCTCTTTTTTGTTTAGGTCTTTTTCTAACATAATAGCCTGCTTTATGTCGCCTGCTATAAAAGGCTCTACTCTTTTTACATCGGATGTGTTAACTACTACACCGTCTACCTTTACAAACTTTACACCACTATTTAGTAGGGTTAGTATTGCATCCAGTGGCTTGTCGCTCAGTAGCTCTGTACCGTCAAACATAACAAGCCTTACTAATTGCTTATACTCTTTTAGATCCATTATAATTGCATACTGTCTAAATCTACCACCCTTGGTTTATATTGCCTTACTTGGTTTACCATTTTTATAATATACGGTACACCCTCTTTGTCCTTTTTTCTTAGTTTGGCTATACTCAGTATATTTTTGCTCCAAAAGCTGTCCTGCTTAATAAACCTTAGTACTGTTTGTATGGTTTGTAAATCGTAACCGTCCTTAATAAGCTTGTCTACCTCCCTGCATTGGGTATCTAAATAGTTGGCATTATTGGCCATTTGGTATGCTACTTGGGGGTTGGTTTGATCTAAAAACTCGTTTACAAACTCGTACTGCTCCACTGGTAAAGCCAAAGGCTTTGTAGGTGGTTTAACTTTTGGTAGTTTTGAGGGCCTACCTCCCTGCTTTCCAGCCTCACTCTTTTTTTGCTTTAAAACAACTTGCTTTTGGCTGTCCTCGTCCAGGTGGGCTTTGATCGTTGCAAAATGTATCCTGGTGTTTTTGTCTGCTGGCTCTATACCATGTTTGGTATAACAGCATATTGTTTTAAACAGTATGCCTGCCTCCTCATTGCTTAGCTCGTCTATAATAGCCAAGTCTGTGTTATAAAGTAAAAATTTGTCCATTTTGTTTTTAGAGTGCCATAATAAAATTAGCCATTGGCTCATTGTAAAACTCAGCCTGTGTGCTGTCCTCAATAAATGCCATTAGGTCGGCATCACTGAGGGCAACCTGTTTTGGCTCCTGTTTTACAATTTGCTCTTTTTTCTCTGTTTTTTCTTTGTTTTCCATGTTAATAAAAATAGCAAAATAAAACTGGTGTAACATTGCACTTAGTATTACTTTGCTATTATTAGGTGTGGCCGTGGTTGGTTGGCTCAATATAGCATACATAATAACTAAATGGCATTGTACAGGTGCCCTGGGTGGTCCTAACAATACCATTAGTTTTTATGTATACTAACGGTTGGTCCAGGGCTGTTAATATGTTTGCTACTTAGAGGCTCTAACTCACTGTGTTTGACCTACACATTAAAAAAAACCTCCTGCATGTAAATACAGGGGGTTTTATTAGGATCTATAATTGTGCTGTTTTTAAGCTTGGGTGTTTTAGGTGTGGTGGGACTTGAACCCACGACCTTATCTTTATCCCTCCTAATTGTCGCCTATATTTACATAGCTATATTTTTTGTACAAACATATCTTAACGATCTAAATATAACTATTTTTTTATCAATTGCAAGAGAAAATTAGGGTGTAAAAAAAATATGCCAGGTAATAAGCCAAAACTTACCCAACGAAATTACATTTTTTTTATAAAATTTTGTGGTTTTTTTACATTTTTGAGTAAAATTTTTAAAATTTTTGCACAATTTTTATATATAGATATATAATATATTATTTTATTAAATATTATAATATTATATAAATATATAATAATATATATATTATATATATACCCTCAAACACTTAAAAAAGCATCTGCTTTTTATATTTTTTGCTCAGTTTTTCCCTGGCCAAACAAACTCGTAGCCCTGGGGGTAAAAAAGCAAACAAAGCATGTGCTTTTTTAAAAAGCATCTGCTTTTTGTGAGTTTTCCAAGTTGCCAATTAGTCAAAATACCTCGTAGCCCTATTTTATACCCTTTATAGCCCTGAGGGGGTAAAATTACTAAATACACTTTGGTGGGTATTTTGTAGCCTGCTGTCTGCTACATGTGTATACCTTTGTGTGGTTGTAATATCTGCATGGCCCAGCATGAGTTGTATTTGTCTTAGATCTATACCCTTTTCTAATAGCTGGGTTGCAAAGCTATGCCTCAAAACATGGCAAGTTACTTTTTTATCCCAGTTTAAGCCCTCATTGTACTTTTTAAAAAGCCCACAAACACTGTTTTTTTGTATTGGTTTACCTCGTGTATCCATATTGTGGCTTATAAATACATAATCTTTGTTAGCTTTATTTACTCATATATAGCCTGTCCATGGTATAGGCTTTTGCCTCTCTTTTAGGTACTTAATTAGCAGCTCCCTGGTTTGCTTGGTAATAAATACTAAACGATCTATGCCACCTTTACCAATAATTGTAAAGTGGTCAAAATTTAGGCATTGGTCCACATTGAGGGCTAACATTTCGCTTAACCTCATACCAGTAGTATAACCCATGGTAACCAATAATTTACCTCTAAGCCTGTTTAGCTCGTATTTTTCCACCTGGTCTATATGCTGTAAAAATTGCTGTATTTCCTCCTCCTCTAAAAAATTCATGGTTTGACTTTTTACCTTAGGGCTGGCAATTTTATTATAATCTATACCAGTATTGTGTATAATGTTTAAATATTTTACAAAATTTTTTATTGCTTGGATCTTACCAGCAATAGTCCTTGGGCATAAATACTCGTAAATACCGTAGTAAACACTCTCTTTTGGTGTTTTGGTGTAGCTTAAAAATGTTTTGTAACTCTCAATAGTGGCCAGTGTAATGTCGTTTGTACTCTCAGGCCTCATGTACTTAATATAGCCCTGTAATGCACACAAATTGTGGTCAATGGTACTTTGTACCCAGTTTTTGTTTTTCATGTACTGCTCATAATTTGCAATAAGTTTGTCTGTAATTTTCATGGTTGTATTTTACAAAGGTTAAAAGCTCAGTGAGTTTTACCTTTGTGTAGGTCAATTAGTTATATTATATATATTTTATGTAAAAAGTAAATATAAAAAAGTGCAAAGTTTTTTGTTGAAAATGTAAACCTAAATATATATACTCACAAACGACCTACATAATAACTAACTCACTACTTTTACAAAACCAAAAGTAGTGGAAAATGGTAAAAAATGTACAAAGCACAATTTTACAAAAGGCATAGCAGAGCCAGTTTTTGCTGTGCTTTTTTTGTGTTTGGGGATCTTTTTATACAGTAGGTTTTATTATTAAAAAGCTGAAATGGAAGTAGAGCTACAAATACCATATACCTTATTTATGGTGGCTTTTGCAAGGGCAAGGACACGGCAAAGCTATAAAAAAAAGTGCAAGCTAAGAAAAGATAGGAGGCTTTACGATTTTAAAATTTACCCATAAAAAATGAAATACGATTTTGCCAAGTTAAAACAGGAGTACTTTAACAGCGACATAGACGAAATAAGTAACTTTTTAAAGGAAAAGTACGGCGAGAAATTGGCCAAAAGCAACCAAATAAAAAATAACACATTGGGACGGTCAAAAGAAAAACAAGCCTATAAACAAAAGATAGTGGACATGGCTATTGAAAAGTCAGCCAAAAAGAGTGCCAGCGATCTAACAAAGGCAATACCATTGGAGAGGCTTATACAAATGAAATTAGACTTTTTTGACTTAATAGAGCTTGCCATAGAGAGGTTGGCCCATGCTAAAAAAATGGATATGGACCAAATAGTAAAGGGGCTTAATGCTATTAAAACAGAATTGGGAGAGCCAACCAAGGTTACAACCAATACTAATATAAACCACACGGAGGAATTAAGCGACGAGGATAAAGAGCTTATAAATAATTACATTAAACAAAAGCATGGATCAAACACAGACGATAATAAATAAAATACAAAACGACAAAGCTTTTAGGAGGTATTACTACCAGCAAGATTTTTTTGGCTACTGTAATTATTATTTTAGGGAGTATTACAATTTTGATACACCAAGGTGTTTAATTGAATATTACGAGGCCTTAGAGAGTGGTAAAAATGTATATTTTAAAGGGTTTAGAGGTAGTGCAAAAACCACCATTGCCCAAATGTATGTAAACTACTGTATAGCCTACAAAAGCCGTCGTAACATAATGTGGTACAGCCAAAATATAGATAATGCAGAGGAAAACCTAACCTATATTGCAAATAGCTTTATTGGGGACACAGATAATGGGGCAAGGTTTGTAAGGGACTTTGGTAATATTTACTACCCTGATTATGCAGTAAGGGGTGGTACAAAAAAAATAAAAAGGTTAGATAAATTTGTAACTGAAAACGAGTGCTATGTAAGGGCTATGTCGTTAGGTACAAGCCCAAGGGGTAAAAACTATACAGCCAGCGACGGTAAACACAGACCTGATTTAATTATTTTTGACGATGTAGATACCATAGCGAGCTGCCAAAGCCGTAAAAAAATAGACAAAAATTTTGAGTTTATGCTAAACGAGGTGCTTTGAGGTACTACATGAGACACCCAAATAATATTTTTGGGTAATACTATATACGAGGACGGTATAGTACCAAGATTTGAGGAGCACATAAAAAACGATCCAGCATGGCAGGTAATAGTACTACCAATATACGATAAACAAGGGCAAATAGTTTGGGACAGGTTTGTAGAAACAGACAAAGAGGCACAGGAGCTAAACCAAGGCATATACGAGGTAAATAAAAGATATACAAGCTTGGAGACTGAGAGGAGGAGACTTGGAGCTATAAGCTTTGGGCAAAACTACTTATTGGAGCCATACCTACAAGGCCAGCACATAATTACCAGGGACATGATCCAGTGGGACAGCAACTGCAAAAGCTACAAGTTTGATAAAGTACAAATTGGTGTAGATCCTGCCGTAAGTGAGAAAACAGGCAGCGATAGGTTTGGTATATGTGTGGCAGGGTTTTTAAGCGACCGTAAATACATATTGGAGTGTTTAGGTTTAGAGGGTGAGGAGAAAAACATAAAAAGGGCCACGGCAATAGTTAGGGCCTTGTATGAAAAATGGCAAGCAAGCCGTGTAGTAGTAGAGACAGTAGCATACCAGGCAGTACTCAAAACTATATTTAAGGACATGGGGTTGGCTGTGCAAGAGCAAAAGACCACCAAAGATAAAACGACCAGGTTAATGGAAAAACAAATACAGTTTGAGGACCACAAAATATACTTTGCACCAGGCACAGAGGAATTAGTAGACGAGTTGCTAAGCTACCCAAATGCAGAGCACGACGACCGTATAGATGCAATGTTATTTAGTATAACAGAGCAAAACAAGGGCTTTTTTATATCCTCATTTTAGCACCATGAGTAATAAAAAGCTTAAAAAACCTATAAACCAAAGGGGGCATTGGGTACCCTTTAAAAGCGAGGCACTGGATCTATTGGCATGTGAGGCCTTAGTAATGGAGTTTGTACAGCAAGGCAGTAGCCTGGGCGAGGATGTAAAACCTATAACGGATATAAGCCTGTATGAGTTTTGGTGCTACATACAGCACAAAAAGGACAAATTACAGGAGGAGCGAGAGCAATAGAAAATAGCATTTTTATTTGTTAAAATATTATAATGGCAAAACTTTATACAAAAGTAGACGAGACACACTTTACAGTGGAGGAAACAAAAACCCTAAAAGACCAAGTAGATGCAATGGCACAATTTAGTTTAATGGCACAGCAAATTAGCCGTGTTAGGAGTATTGTAGGGCAAACAGTACAAAATAAAGAGTTAATAAGAAAAACTGTGGAGCGATACAATACATGGGTAGATATTTTAAACGAGGCAAAAGCAAACTGCCACTTAGCTTATAAGGAATTAGAAAAAATAATCTTGCCTGAGGATCGGACAGTAGAAAATATAGACCTAAGCAAATTGCCTAAAATAGATATAGCAAGGGACGAGGAAACAGACGAGGAAAAATAAACCTTGACATTTTAAAGGCAAAAATACAGCAGTTGGCAAAACTTTAACAGGTAAGGACTACCCTATTGTTTTTACTTGTTTGTAGTTTTGCCAATTAGCTTTGTAATTTTGAGTTTGTGAGTATACACAATTATAATTTATAACCAAGCAAAATACATGAGGGTGTTTTGATTAGAAATAAACAGGGCTAAAAAATTGGAGCCACAAAGTAAAAAAAGCTTTTTGGGTAGCACCAGGGGCCTATCGCTTATAGGAGATTTTGTACTAAACCAAAATATATTTTACGATCTATACAAAGCCAATGGAGACATTAGGCAATGTGTAAGGAAAATATCAAACTCTGTTGGTAGAAATGGTATATATTTATTAGACAATGACAGCCAAATAGTAGATAATGCCGAAATGACAGCAGAGGTTTGGAGGATGTTTAAAACACCTACCTGGCTAAAATTTAAGGTAGATGTTTTTAGAAATTACCTATGTAGTGGTGAGGTATACATAGTACCAGTACAAAATATGGCTGGTAAGGTTGTAAGTTTTCAAGTATTAGACAGCCGTGTAATTACCAAATATACAGACAAATACGGTAATATATACAAATTTACAGCAAGTACAAAAACTGGTGAGACTAAAATATATACACCTGATCAAATAGCTTTTTTTAAGTTGGAGGACGATGTAAACAATAGTAATAATGGTATGGGGCTTTTGCATAGCCTTATTTATGACGGGTTAAGCGATTTGGAGGCAAGTAAAACAAACTATGCTTTATACCAAAATAGTGCTATACCAAGTGCCATGTTATTATTGGACGGTGAGCTAAGCAAAGAGGAGATGCAAAATGCTAAGGAACAGTTTGACCTACAATATAAAGGTAGCGAAAATGCACACAAAACCTTAATTGCATGAGGTGTAAAAGATATAAAAATACTAAGTTTAACACCAAGGGATATGGAATTTATAAACCAAAGGCACATGACCACAGAAAAAGTGGCAGCAGTATTTGGGGTGCCAAAGTCAATACTTGGTTATGTAGATAATGTAAACTACTCTAACGGTAGGGAGCAAAGGAAAGAGTACTTAGAGGGTACAATTAGACCATACGAGGTAGATTTTGAAAACATGCTAAACAAACTATTACAAATGTTTGTGCCTGGTATGTGGGAGAGCATATACATAAAATGCGACGGTGAGCAATTAGAGGAAACACAGGAGCGATACGAGGGGCAAAGACAGGATATAGACCGTGGTATACTAACCATAAATGAGGTAAGAGTTGACAGGGGGTTAGAGCCAAGCAATGAGCCAAATTGTGATAAACATATAACCAGCCGTAATGCTGTACTTTTAGAGGATATAGCATTGGATGCTGTTTTAGATCCTAACGAGGTATAATGCCAATAAGTGCTAATTACAGGAGGATAAAGCAATACGAGGTTAAGGCTTATACAATTTGCCAAAAGAGTTTAGCCAAGCAATATAAGTTTTTGCAGGAAAACTTGGAGGACCTATACAATAACTACAAGTATAACATAAATTTGTGCTATGACTTGTTAAACAATGAGCATGTCCACATATACCCACTAAAAAAAAGCTGGGACGAGGAATATTGAGGCGAGCCATTGGCAGGTTTTTGGAGGGCCATGGGTGTTAATGATATGATCCTGGATGTAGTAAAACCAGTAAGCAATGCAGTGGAGAAATGATACAAAAAAAGGTACAGGAAATGGGCAAAGGTTTTGGCACAAAATGGGTTTAGTTACTACCCTGAGGCAATAACGGACTATGCAACACAATTTGGGCAATTAAACCTGAGTAACTATAAATGATCTATAAGCCACACAACCAAATTTGAGGTAATAAGTGTACTTAAAGACGGTATAGACAACAGCCTAACACCTGAGCAGGTAGCAAAAAATATTGAGGCTATACAGCCAAGGGTGTTTAGTAAAGCCAGGGCAAGGACAATAGCGACCACAGAAATTGGTAAAGCATACGAGTACGGTAACTATATGCCAGTACAGCAGTTAAACAGTGTAGGTGTTAATGTTAAAAAATATTGGCTAACTTGCAACGATGCAAGAGTAAGGCCTGAGCACATGGCATGCGAGGACGAGGGGCGAAAACCTTTGGACTATGTGTACCCAAGTGTGGGTGTGGAAATATGCCCAGAGGGTGTTAATTGCCGTTGCTCTATGGAGTACGATTTTGATTTATAAACTAACATAGTAAAATGCAAGTAAAATTAACTAAAAACCAAGATTTTTTCCAAATTACTACCAAGTCAGTTAATGAAATTGTAGAAAATGACAAAGTAGTAGGGGTAGAAATTGAGGGTTATGCCTCTACAAAAGATAAGGACAGAGGTAAAGACATTGTAGAGCCAACAGCTTTTAAAAATGCCTTGGATCTATACATGACAAACCCAGTAGTGTTATTGCAGCATGATACAGACAAGCCTATTGGTTTAGTAACACAGGCTACAATAGACAGCAAAGGGTTATATGTAAAAGCAAAAATTACTGAGGACACAGACGGTGTATTTAGTAAACTAAAAAACAAAGTGCTTAGAGCTTTTAGTATTGGTTACCGTATAAAAGACTATGAAATAAACGAGGTAAAAGACGACCAAGGGGATGTAACAGGTTGGGAGCAAATAATAAAAGACTTAGAGCTTTTTGAAATTAGCTTGGTAAGTATACCTATGAACCCTTATGCCTTAACTAAAAGCATGGCAAATTGTTTTGAGGAGGTAAAGGAGGAAACAGTAGAGCCTGTGCAACCAGTAGAAAATACAGACGAGGAAATAACAACAGATCCAAACGAGGTAGATACAAGCTTAATTGAGGACGACACACTTAACGAAATAAACGAGGTAGAAAATGCAGAGGTAGAAAATACCGAGGGAAACGAGGAAACAGTAGAAAGCGAGGAAACAAAAGAAAATGAGGAGGAAACACCAGCAGAGCCTGAGGCTGAAAATGTAGAGCCTGAGGCAGAGCCAAACGAGGCAGTAGATAATACTGAAATAAGCGAGGAAACAACGGACAACTCTGAAAATGGTGGCGAAACTACACCAAGCGAGGGTGAAACAGACCAAGCTGAAAAAGCCGTAAATGTAGAATTGCAAAAAAAGGCCAACAGTTTTGATTATGAGGCTAAAATGTTAGAGCAGGATAAAAAAATTGCTGATCTAACACAAAAATTGGATAATGCAACAGAGGTTATTAAAGCCTGTGTAGATGTATTAAACCAATTAAACGAAACCGTAGAAAATACGGCAGTAAAGACTGGTTTTATTTATGAGAGACCAGCCGAAAAGGCTAAAAAAGGTTATTTAGGTATAGCCCAATTAGCACAGTCTATTTAATTTGTAAACTTTTTAAAAAATGAATTTAAAAGAATTAACAGTAAAAGCTAAAAAGCTTTGGGATCCTAACTATGTAGAGGATGTAAATGTGGCTGAGGAAACAAAAGCCAACGAGGTAATGAATACAGGAGCAACTAACTTTGGTAAGGAAATTATACCAACAGATGTAATGTTGGACCCAATGTTAGACTTGGTACCTGAATACTCTAAATTATTGCCATTGTTACCAGGTAACCATGGTAATAACATGCCTATTAGTGCAAAAGTACCTGTAATATGAGAGGCTGACCTATTCTATGGTAATACAGAGTGGTCTACATGAGCATGATCGTTTATTACACCTGCAAACCATGGACCAGATACAGATAAAGTAGTTATTGAACAAGGACAATTTATTTTAACAGTATCTTTGTCAAAAAGAGAATTAAATTATGGACCAGCTCAATTAGAGGCTTATATTAGACAAAAAATAAATAGAGCTGCTGCAAGGACTATTGATGCTGTAATTATCAATGGAGATGCTGAAACAGGGTCAACAGGAAATGTAAACAGCGACGATGCAGCACCAACAACAGAACTTTACTATTTACAGCAAGACCATGGTATTAGAGAATTGGCTATAAACAACTCTAAAACAGTTAATGCTGGTACTTTGGATAGTGGAGACTTTTTGGCTGTATTGGCTTTGTTGGATCCATGATACCAAAGCATGTTACAAGATTTGTTAATTATTATGCCAAACACTGTATACTTAAAGACTTTGGCTTTAACAGAGGTTGTAACAATGGATAAGTTTGGACCAAATGCAACTATTGCAAGTGGTATTTTGGCTAAGATATGGAACATAGATATTATTGTAGCAAGAGACCGACCAATGGCTGAGGCTGACGGTAAAGTAAGTGCTACTGCATCTAATAATACAAAATGATCTTTTGGAATACTTTATAAACCAGCTGTACAATACTGATTTGGACAACCATTGGAAATTGAAGCATACAAGGTACCATGAAAATGAGTAGACTTGGTAGCTACTTTTGAATTTGGTTTTGGTATTGCATTTAACAATGCTGGACTTGGTGCAACAGTTGCAGCAGGTATAAATGTAACTGTCTAATTGTACTATATAACTTTGCTAAGGGGGTACACCATGTACCCTCCTTGGTAAAGCCTTTACATATTATAAATAGTAAAAATGCTAAAAACTTTATTAAACATATCCGACACAGAGCAATTAGTTAGCACAGTAAATGGTAAAGAAATGGTAAAGCCTGGTGCTACTTTTGAAACTGAAAAAGCAGACGAGCTATTAAGAAATTACAAAAGCTTGTTTGAGTTGGTACCTGACGAGGAAAAAGAAAACGGACCAATAGAAAATACAGAAAATGAGGAGGAGGAAATAGTAAAAAAGCCAGTAAAAAAGAGTTTTAAAAATAAATAATGCTACTATGTATGTAACACTTGCAGAGTTTAAAGACTATATAGGTGTAAGCTGAGACCAAAGCGACAGCACCCTAACCACTTTATTACAAAGTGCTGAGGAATTACTAAACAAATTATGTGGAGTAACTACTTTTGATCAAACAGAGGGTGAGGAATTAGTAGACCTTAGAAAAGTTTATACAAATCTTAATGGCCTAAATATATACTTAACAAATAAGCCAGTACAAAGCATATTACAGGTAGACGGTACAGACTACAATGGTGTACTTGGTACAGACTACATAATTGTACAGGATCGTAAAGTAATATTTAAAAATTTGAGTGTAAACGACAATTTTGGGTTTATGAGGATAAAATATAAACGAGGTTATAATAGAGCTGCTTTGGTTGGCGATGCAACAGTAGACCAGTTACCAAAGGATATAAAAACTATGGTAATGATGCTTGCAGGTGGTATGTGGCAGACAAAAGACTACCAAGGTGTAAGCCAATATAGGCTTGGAGACGAGAGTATAAGCTTTGGTACAATAAACAACCAAACACCTGAGGAGCAATACTTTAAATTTAAAACTTTATTGGATAAATATAAAAATTTTAATTTGCCTTGCTAAAAAATGAGCATGTTATTTAATAAAAAAGCACAATTATACACCTATACAAGGGATGCCAACCAGGTAAGTACATATACAGCTGGTGCTATGTTTGCATGTGCAATACAGCCAGTAGGTACAAAGGACGGTTTTGAACAAGGCACAATGTACAATGTAAAAAAAATGTACACACAAAAAAGCCTAAGGGTTGGTGATAAATTAGTAATTGACGGTATAGACTACATAGTAAATAACATTGAGGACTGGCAAGGTACAAAAAGGAATTTTTACAAAGTAATTATACAAAAATCTAATGGTAATTAGTGTAAAGGCCAACGGTGATATAGAAAAAGTAAAACAGTTAAGCCAAAATATTGGTTTTTCCGTGGAATTATTACTACAAAAAATAAGCCAAAAGGTCCAAAACTATGCCAAAGAAAATGCACCAGTAGGAGAGTACAAAAACGGTAGGCAGTGAGGTACTTTAAAAAGGAGTATAAGCCATAATTGGGATAGTGTAAAACAAGGTATAGCCATAGTGGGTAGCCCTGTTGCATATTCTCGTAGGAGAGAGTACGAAAACAACCTACACCCATGGACAAAATACTACTTAAAAAGGTGATATACTGAGCATGTGCCTGAGTTTAAAGAAATAATAAAAAATGCTTTATCCGAAAAACTTAACTAATGACAGCGACCACATATAGTTTTAAAACAATAGGAGATACTATATACAATAAAATGTTGGAGATCAAAAACACCGACAAAAGAGTGGGTGCTGTTTATAATTACGATGTAAAAGTAGAGGGAGGTATAAGCCTACCTGCAATTATTATTACTCCTGGTAGTGGTAGTAGTGGTTACTTAGATACATGTAACTACACAAACCAGGTAAATTATGAGGTAAGGTTGGTGGACAGGATCCAGGACGATATAGCAACTGTGGAGGACAACCTAAGGGTAGTTGCCGACATGGTAATGGCTAAATTACAGGAAATAGGGACAATTACTTGGAGTAATAATAATTGATACACGGTTAAGTGTGAGTTTGACTATTTACGAGGTTTTACGGACACACAGGAGCCTTTAAGGGTTTTCCAAGTTACATGTAAATTTATAACTATAAATAAATAACCATGGCAAAAAAAAGATGTATAGACGGAGCATGCGAGGTAAACGAGGACAGCTCTATTATAGAAAAAAAAGAGGCAGGGCAAAAAAGGTTTAGTTTTCCAAAGTTTGGTGTAAGTGTTTTGGCTAAAAGTTTGGAGGAGGCAGAGGAAAAAATAAAGGCCCTAACAGGTGGAGATTATGACAACAAATCTATTTAGTTTATAATAAATTACAAAATGTCTAATGCTTATATTGGTAGGAGGTCTGCAATAGGACTTTGAAAAGAGGCAACGGCAGGTACAGCCGTAAGTGCTCAGGTTTGGATCCCAAAGGAGGGAGGTGTATTAAACCCAAGTTTTGAGGAGGCAGTAGATAGCTCAGGATACGGAGTTATTGACGAGGTATACGAAAGCTACACAACCAAAAATACCTCAGCAATTACCTTAACAGGTATTGTAAGGGACGACTTTATAGGTTACTTGTTATTGGGTGCTTTGTGAAAATACACTAAATTATACTGTGTAACAGGTACACCAAGTGGTGGTACTCCTGCAAGGGGTGATGTAGTAGCTAATGGAGGTGTGCTAAAAAAAATTATAGAAATAAACAGCACAAAGTATTACTTTTTTGATAAAGCCCAAACAGGTAGTATTACAGACGGTACTTGGACTATGACAGCTACTGCTGTAAGTGGTGTTAATGCTCACTTTTTTGAGAGGTTAAACAGTAACAACCACCCTACTTTTACTTTGTACGACGACGACCCAATAGCTGGTGCTAAGGCTCCATATTGTATGGTAAATAGCTTTGAGCTAACATGCGAGGTAGCAGACTATGTAAAGTTTAGTGCAGAGTTTATGGGTAAACAAATGCAAAGTGCAACTGGTAATAACCCAGCATATAGCGACGAGGCACCATTTTTGGCAAGCATGGCTGGTGTAAGCTTTGCTAATAATGAGACAGGGCTAAATAATGCAAGTACACAATGTATGCAAAATTTTAGGCTAACGATCAATAAAAACTTAACAGACATACAATGCTTTGGTAGTACAGATATAGATAGCCTACACAACCAACAATTTACAGTGGACGGAGATTTTGAGGCATTATATACAAGTACTACACTAAGGGACTATGTAATAAACAGCGATAAAAAGGCTTTGAGGTTTTTTGCAGAAAATACTAATGCAGATGCTTTGGCTACATGAATTTACCCAGCTATTTATATTGACTGTATGAAAGTTGGACTAAATGAGTGGACAAAAACAGATAGTAATAACGATATAGTAAAGCAAACAATGTGATTTACAGCACAGTACGATAATGCTACTAATGCAACTATTGAGGTATTGCTATTAAACAGCAACAGCACAGGTTACTAATGACCAATAAGCTGTGGAGCCTACCAACGGTGCTAAAAGACACGGCTTTAAATAATGCAGTTTTTGGGTGGTTTTAGGTTTTGCTCTTGTTTTCCTACTACCACCCTACTTAAAACAGGAGCTTATTTAAATTATAAAAAACAAGGCAATGGAAATTACAATTAACGGTACAGCAAAAAATGTGGAATTTAAACCAATTTATACAAGGTTGGTAGATCGTGAGTTTAACAACATTTTATTTGGTAACAGTAAAGCCAGCACCAAATCAAATGATGTTGAAATAGAGCTAAAAAACATGCAACTGGCAAACGATTATTTAGTTATGGCAATGACCAACCTAACACAGGAGGACATAGACCAAATGGATACAAACAGCTACAACGAAATACTAAAAAAGGTGGCTGAGATCAAAAATGGGAGTAACTAACGACGAAATTATAACCCAATTTATAAGGACTTTGAGGACTGGGCATAGTGTAAGTAAGGAGCACAGGGACTACATACTTATTAAAGAGCTATACCACTGTACACCAAGCGAGCTGGATAATCAAAACGAGCACATGCTACAATTACATTATACCATGCTAATGGAGGAAAGAAAATGGGAACACATAGAAAACGAAAGGGCAAGGCAAAGGGCTAAAAATTCACATAAATAATTATAAAAAATATGGCTGATACAAACTATGTAATAGATCTAATATTGGAGGCTAAAAACAATGCCACGGCAGAGCTTAACAAAATTGGTGGTAATATAGACCAACTAAAAGAAAAAAGTGTAAAAATGTCTGAGAGTACCAAAACTGCTTTAAAGGCTGTGGGTGCTGCTGCAACGGCTGTGGCTGGTGCTGTAATTGCTGTTGGTAAAAAAGCCGTAGACAGTGCAGTAAAAATGGAGCCTATAAGGAATAGTTTTAAAAGGCTAAGCGACGATGCTGGTGTAAGTGCTGACGAAATGCTAAAAGCTATGCAAAAAGCCAGCAAAGGTACAGTATCCGATTTTGAGTTAATGAGCGCAGCAAACAAAGCATATACATTATGAGTTGTAAAGAATACAGAGGACATGGCCATGTTAATGGAGTGAGCCAGGCTAAAAGGACAGGCCATGGGTAGAACTATGGAGGAGGCCTTGGACGACATTGTAACATGACTTGGTAGGTGATCTGTACAAATTTTGGACAACTTGGGTATTGTAGTAAAGCAGGAGGAGGCACAAGAAAGATATGCAGCAATGCTTGGTAAAACTACAAAAGAACTAACGGCACAGGAAAAAGCCGAGGCTTTACAGGTAGTAACATTGCAGGCTTTAAAGGAGGAAATGGAAAAAGTAGGAGAGGTACCATTGACTATGGCAGAGAGACAAGCCCAACTAAATGCAACTTGGGAAAATACAAAAACTGTACTTGGGGAGGCCTTAGTACCAGTATTGGAAAAATTACTGGACTTTGTGCAACCTTTACTGGAAAAGGTGGCCGATTTTATATCAAAAAATAGTGAGCAAGTAGCAAGTGTAATGAAATGGGTGGCTGGTATTGCTTTGGTAGTAGCTGGGTTAAGTGCATTGGCTTTGGCTTTACCTGCAATAACAACGGCAATAGGAATTTTAACAGGGCCAATAGGCTTGGTAGTTGGTGCAATAGTAGCCCTTGCAGCTGCTTGGAAAAATAACCGAGGTGGAATACAGGAAAAAACACACGAGGTAATAGAATATATAAGGCCATACATACAGGAGTTTATAGAGACAATTAAAAAGTTTTGGGACGAACATGGTACACAAATACTAACGGCTGTTTTTGCTTTTTGGGATCTAATAAAAACCATGATAGCAAATGCTGTGGATGTTATAGCAACGATTATTGAGGGGCTATTTACGGCACTTTGAGTAATTATGGATATATTTAAAGGAGACTGGGAGAGTGCATGGAATAAAATAAAAACTTTTGGTGAGAAAGTAGCAAAGACCATAGATACAATAATGACAAGGACCTTTGGGGATATGTGGCAAAATATAAAAGACGGTATACTAAGTACATACGACTGGATAAAAGAAAAAATAGGACAATTAGTTGACTGGATAGAAAATGCAGTACAAAGGTTAAAAAATGCTTGGAATAGTGCCAAAGAGTTTGTAGGCTGAATATTTGGAGGTGGTAAAGATACCAGGGCAAGCTGAGGGCCAGTATACCAAGGGCAAAGCTACTTGGTTTGAGAAAATGGGCCAGAGATGTTTGTACCAAGCCAAAATGGTAGAATTGTAAAAAATGAGGAGTTAGACAGCATGGGTGGTGGTAACCCAATAACTGTAAATATAAATATGGGAGGTGTGGCAGTATCAAACGAGGCAGACGAGCAAAGCCTGGCAAATACAATAGCAGAGACTATAACAAGGCAATTAGAGCTATACAAAAAAGGTATTTATTAAACTAATATATAAAATATGCCTGATCTATGACACTTTAATAGTATATTGTTTAACGGTGGTAAAAGAGGTGCAACCTGAGCTGGTGCAGACGACATAGTATTTAATGGCTTTGGGTTGCAAAACCAAAACTTTGTAACCAGCGATATAAATTTTTGGAATATGCCAAAAATAAACCTGCTAACATACGACAACCCTAAAAACGACGGTGGTGGTGTATTGGATAGGTTTTATAAACAAAGGACTATAACACTGGCTGGTAGCATACTTGGTGCAGACAGCGAGGATATAGAAAACAAAATAGATGCTTTAAAAAAGGCACTGAGTGTTAAAACAGGTTACTTAGATTTTAAAGTTAATGGAGTTTACCGTAGGATATTATGTAGCCTAACAAATAGCGATATAATAAACAGGGCCCACTATGATGTGGACAAAGGTAAATTTAAGCTAACTTTTACAGCTTTGGATCCATTTTGGAGCGAAAAAGTTTGGAGCAGTGCCCTATTTACAGGAGTAAATGCTGAAATAAACGAGGATATAAATAACGAGGGTAGCCAGTACAGTAACCCTATTATAAACATACTGGTAAATAGTGCCAGCAGTGTTACACAGCTAAAAGTAAAAATTTGAGACAACCAAATAATAATAAATGAGACTATAAATACAGACGATATTGTGGAAATAGACACAATAAACAAGGTGGTAACTATAAACGATGCCAGCATAGATTTTGGTGGTAAATTTCCAAAATTAGAGGCTGGTGTAAATAATTTAAATGTAGTAAGTAATGGTACATATAATTACGACATAAGTGTTTTATTTAGTAAAAATTACTTGTAATGCCAACAGCCAGCGAGGTAATAATTACATGATCTATGCAAGTTGGGGCTACCCTCACGGTAAGTTACCAATACACAGGAGACAACCCTGAGTGAGCCACTGAGTACCAGTGGTATAGAAATGGGGAGGCTATTATTGGCGAGACAAGTAATACATATACCTTGCTAATAACAGACCAAACATGCGACATAATTTGTGCAGTTTGCCCAATAGACGACCAAGGTAATGTTGGGCAGTTGGCTTTTAGTGAGCCACTGGACATCCAATACTATGCAGTAACAGTAGAGCCAATAGAAAAACAATACATAGTAAAGCTATATAATGCTAACATGCAATTTGTAAAGGTTTTACCAGCTGGTTTAATTACTAACGATATAAGCTTTACAGAGAGCATAGATGCAGGACAAGGAGAAATGAGCCTAAATGTAAACCTGCCAATAGACACAAATTACTTTAATGGTATAAGGTACTGTAAAGTGTATGTGAGCGATAATACAGGGGTAGATAATTTGCTAATATATAGTGGTTGGCTAAGTAAAGTTAGCAGGGTTTATAGCAACCAAAAGGAAAATATACAAGTAATATTTTTAAGTCTATATAGTTTATTGCAGGGAGTAATAATTAGAAAAGACGGCCTGCAAAATGGGGATAGTGTATTTACTAAAACATGAGATCCAGCAGATATACTAAAATTTATTATAGATTATTTTGTTAGCATATACCCAAATACTTTGAGTTATACAGCCAGCAGTATAGATACATACGGTACAAGTATAACACTGGAATTTAACACAAATAATTGTGGGGATGCTATACAAAATTTGGTAAATGGTTTAAGCTATTACTTGTTTGTTTGAGCAGACGGAGTTGTACATTTTCACCCTACACCAGTAAGTGCTACCCACTTGCTAACATACGAAAAAGATATAACAGCCCTAACAGTACCTGAGGACAAAGAAAAAGTGGCCAATACAGTACAGGTAACATACAACGATAATAGTGTAAGTACACCAACCAGTATTGCCACGGATCCTACAAGTATAAGCTTATATGGAGTAAAAGAGGTGGTACTGTCAAGGGAGGATCTAACAAACCAAACAAGTGCAGAGCTATACAGGGACGAGTACCTAAACGAGCATAAAAACGAGGTACAAAATATACAACTAACGGTAAGCTGCTTATACCCAATAGAAAATATACACCCAGGAGATACAGTAAAAATTAGGAATAACGACCTAAATATAGATAATGCACAAATATACAAAGTTACATACAAGTACGAGCAGGTACAAGTAACACTAAACTATTATACAAATATTGCTGAGCAAATTTTTAACTAATAAAATATGCAAAAATGAGCAGGTATACAAACTATGAAATGGCAAACAATGTATTTGGTACTTTAAGTGCTCCCATTAGTAGCCTTGCAACTACAATACAAGTAGATACAGGACAGGGGCAAAGATTTAAAGCCAACATGCTGGCTACATTGGAGCATGTAGAGGGTAACAAAGTTACAAAAAGGGAAATAGTAAAAATAACAGCCGTAGCTGGTGACGCTTTAACAGTAGTTAGAAAATACGCAGCATGTCCAATAGACGACGACGCCAATACACAAAGCCAAACAAGTTTTAGTTTTGATATAAGCGATACTATAAATGTATATATTACTAAGGAACATTTTGACAATATAAAAGGTGGGTTAGAAAATGCAGAAAGTGAGCTTGACGATCTAAACTATGATGGTAATAGCCGTATGAAAGTAATACCAGCTGTAAGTGGTACTGCTCTAAAAATAGATATAGTTGGTGGTGTTTATAGGTGCTGAGGTGATACAGTACAATTTAATGGCCAAACAGATATAAGTGTAAATGATAATGCTACAAACTATGTTATGGCAGACTGAGCAGGTACAATACAAATAAGTACAAGCTCATGGGATACAAGGTATACAAGGTTGGCAGAGGTAATTTGTAGCAGCTGAGCAATTACAAGTATATCGGACCGAAGGAGTGACGTGGTTGGTGGTACTTTATGAGGTTTAGAAATACATAGCCTAACAGAAAAAATAAGCCCTGTAAATGCTGACGAGTTAGTACTTGCAGATAGTGAGACAAGCTATACTAATAAAAGGGTTAAAATGGGTAATGTAGTACCAATGTGCTTTTATTCAAATGTAAATCATATATGACGGAGCGACAGCGAGGACTGATACTGTGTTGGGCCAAATTGAAGCTATGCTATTGGGTTATTAAAATATGGTATGTATATCCGTAGAAATTGAACACAGCAGGTATATGGAACAAACAAGACACCAACCTGATATATGATTTATAATTGATATGTTTATTATAGTATTGTAGACAGTAATACTTGTTATGTGTATAGGTGTAAAGTATCGGACGATATTAGTGTAAGTGCAAACTGGTCTTTGGTTATAAGTAAAGCGTCCAGTAGTGCTTGTGCCTTATTAGGTTTTGACTGAACATATATTATTTTGGTGGACGCAACAAACCCAAATAAAATATATCAATATGATACAAGCTTTAATTTAGTAAATACATTAACATTGGACTGATTTTATTATAACTGAGGTATAACAACCTCTGTTTGTTGACATGGTAAATATATGCTGTTTGGTGGTAGCTGAAACCCTAATGTAGAATTTTTGCAAGACGGTACAAAAACTAATATAACATACGAAACTAATAGTAGAAGGATCACAAATGTTTGGGGTTTTCTTTATATGAATTATAGCAGTAGTAATTACCCTTGGGTGCCATTATGAAAATATTAAATATGGCAAAAATAAGTTAAAAATTTTAACAACCAACTACAAAATGAAAAAAACCAAAAACAAGAGCATATACAAACTAATAAACCTACTAATTTTGGCAATACTGGCAATGAGTATAAGCCTAAACCTTTTTTTACGATCCAATAACGAGGTAAGCTGTGAAAACATAGACAGCAGGCGAAAAGCTAACCTCCTCTACTCCATGGGACACAGACACTTAGACTGAGACAAAGACGGTATACCTTGCGAAAATTTACCCTATAACCAAAAGTAACCATGCAATGTTTAAGGTGTGGTAAAGAGAGCAAGTGGGAGTATTGCAGGGAGTGTAAAGCTATAAGGCATAGGGCCTGTACCATGATAAGCCAAAATAAAACAAAATTAGTAAAATTGCTGGACGGTGAGTGGTTGACACCCGAGGGCTTTGGTAGGTTTATAAATTATACAAATAACATACTCAAATACGGTAAAATTTATATGGAGTATAAAAACCAAAAAAGGGATAAAATTTTTAAGGGCATAGCCAATACTGTGTTTATTGCAAGTGGTGGTATATCGCTGTGGTGCATAATATCCCTGGTAATAATTAGGTTATAAAAATTGGTGTATAGCTGTTAACTATACACCTTTTTTGTTTAGTTTAAAATTGTTTTTATAACTTAATTATAATACCATGGAATTAACAAAAGAGATGTTTTTTAATGGCGACGAGTTGGACAGCCAAAAGGTTGTAACAATGATAAACCAGCACCCAAACTCAGGGGTGGAAATTTTGGACTATATTGGTGAGGTAATGAGGGACGAGTTGGAGTTTAAGTACGAGGAAAAACGGCTAAAAGAGAGATACAAACACGATCTAAAAGAGTTACACGAAAAATACGGCCATGATTTAGACGACTAACCAAAGCAAAAATGAATATTTTAAAGGTAATGAGTGGGCTTGGTTTAACGAGTGGCATAAAGGCAAAGCTCCTAAAAATGGGAGTAAGTGAGCAGGACATGGCAGGTGTAGATTTTAACAACATGCAAAGCCTCAATGAGTTTGCCGAAAGGATCGTACCAAAGCTAATAAAAAGCCACCCTCAAATGGCACAGCAAATAAAGGAGAGTGGCTGGCTGGATAGCCAAAAACAGCAGGAGGTAAACACCGTAATAGATGCAATATAAAATACTATGGTGCCTTGCAAGGGTAAAAAAACCAACACCGAGTATTTTATATGCTTAAATAACTGCAATGGACACAAACACTACTACTTTTGGAGGTATGGGGACTTGGTTAATAATTTTGCTATTATTTTTGTTTATGTTTAATGGTAATGGGTTTGGTGGTTTTGGTGGTAATAATGCTATGGGTTGGTTACTATGAAACCAAAACAGCAACAACAACCACGACAACACCGTAGATCTAATGAATAATAACACAATGTGGCAAAACCAGTTAATGGCCCAACAAAATTTAGCAAACCAAACTAATTTAATTAGTACTGGGTTTTGCTGAGTAAATCAAAACATAGAGAGGGCTATACAACAGGGACAGCAAAATACTTGTGCTATTATGCAAAATTGCACAGCTAATACTCAAAAAATCTTAGACATGATGTGTAACAACACAATTACACAACTAAGGACAGATTTAGCAGAGGCAAAAGTTATAGCTCAAAACAATGCACAAACTACTGAGCTATTGACAAAATTACAACCTGTTGCGATACCAAGCTACATAGTAAGTAGCCCATACACATCTATTTACCCACCTGCAACAACAGGTACTACCACAGCAAATGGGTAGTTAATTAAAGCCTACTGCTAACCATGCAGGGGCTTTTTTATTGTTTTAATTTTGTAAAAATGAGTTTGTGAGTATATTATAGTAAAGCAATTTATACCTTAATATGCAATATGGAATTACAGCAACGGCTATTACAACCACAAACTATTATAAGTATAGTAAGCTTTATATTTGGTTTAGGTGTGGTTTGGGCAACTCTAAACAGCAAAATAAATAACTTGGAAAAGAAAATACAAGAGGTGGACAATTTGGAACTAAACACAAAATTGGCACAAATACAAACAGATATTGAGTGGATCAAAGCCAAGCTTAACGAGAGGTAATTTATTATTTTAAAATATTAAAACATGAAATTAACAAGCACAACTACAAGTACAAGTTTGTATGATTTAATAGAGGCACAAAACAGCGATGCCTTAGCACTTATAGAGAGCAAAAGAATTAAAAACGAAAAGCAAGGAGGGTTTGGGGTAGAGATCGCTTATGCAGGAGATACAGTGTATGTAGAAACAATATTGGATGAGGCAGATAGCGATAGTAGACCAGTAAGTAGCGATCTACCAATTTTTGCTTTTAACTGCAAAGAGATCCAAGATGTTTATATTTATGGTGCATGAGATTTTTACTTGTCAATAGTTTAATAGATGGCATGAATAAATTATAAAATTGGTACAATAAGTAATAAAATACACTATCCTTATGAGGGTATTTTTTGAAAAGCAACACCACCAGAGTATATTATAAAAACAGTAACTGGTAATGGCTATGTAGATTTAACAAATGCTGTTGCTAATCATTTAATATACTTAAAATTATTTGGTTTAACAGAGCAATGATTACCTGCTTGATATACTTTATTAGATTGAATTACAGGAGATTGAAATGCTTATATAGATTTGGATATACAATTAACAGAAGATGATGAGGCAGATGTATATTTTACGAAACCAAGTAATTTAGCAAGTAGTAATGTATTTTGATGAAGGACAGCAGCTTGACAAAATAATATATCTGTAATTATTGCCTCAAGCTGAAATGTTGTATTAGATTTTAATAACAGTGATTATACAGATTATAGGCTAAATACCTCTGTTAGTTTGAATACTCAATATAAAGCAGTTTTAAATAAAACTGGTAGATATATCTATCAATGAGATACTTTAATTGACAGCAATACCACTGCTTGTGCAGATACTATTGAAACACCTTGAACATACTTATTTAACTTAGCTTGAGGTTGATTAACAAGTAAATTTGCTTGAACTATCAATAGATGCGTAATTAAATGAAAAAAAGACTTGATACCTTGTAAAGATAGTAATAATGTTGTATGAATGTATGATATTATAAATGGAGTATTTTATACAAATGCTAATGATGTTTGAAATTTTACAGCTTGAAATAATGTAGTACCAACACCAAGCAACCCAATAGATATAGTATGTAATAATTGAGCGATAAAATACACAATGAATATGGCTAATGTAAATGAACAAACAGTATTAGTTGGTTATTATATCTCCTCACAATGAGTGTTAACCTCTGATAGTAATAACCGAATATATCAAGAATACATACCAGTATTACCTGAAACAACATATACTTTATCTTTAAGTGCCTCTGTTTATTATGTAACTATAAGTGAATATTCAACAGATGATGATAGCTGATTTATTATAAGAAATGCAGGAAGCTCTTGAAGTAATACATCATTAACAATTACAACAACCGAAAATACTAATTATGTAAGATTTTGAACTAATATAGATAGGTCAGTTGTTACTATGGAAAGAGTATTGGCTATAAATTGGCAATTAGAAAAATGAGATACAGCAACTCCATATAGGCCATATTCGTCGACTTGATATTGTGTAGTTTGAACAACAGAAACAGTCGAGGATGAGTTAGGTAATACAGCAACTGCTGAAATGTTATTAGCAGTTAATACTTATAAAGATACACAAGAAATTATCTCAGGTGCAGTAACAAAAAAAGTTGCTATTAAAGTTTTTGATGGTACAGAAACTCGGTCGAAAATTAGTAACCAAAATGCTTATTATACAGCTTTTGATGATATGTTGTATTGTAACCCTGTGCAAAACGGTCTTTCTAATAAGTTTGTAGGTGCAGGTGTAGCTACGGCTGATATGCCTGATAATAGTATTAAATTGACTTATACAACTAACCCTAACCGTTGAGCTATACTATTTAAACACAACGACACTACAACATTAGAGGATCGGGTACAATTTGTAAAAGACCAATACGATGCAGGAGATCCTATAATAGCACTATATCCTTTGGCTACTGAAACAACAGAAACAGTAACTTGACAAACATTAAATATACAGACTTGAAACAATAGGATAGAGATAATACAAGCAAGTATTGGTGGTTTACCTATGGAGGTACAATATAAAGCTACTGCCTAATTTAGATCCTAATAAATAAAAATGGAGATTATTTTAATATGATTATTGAGCAGTGTTTTAACACGGATAGCTGGTAAATTAAAAGTTAGCAAAACTTATGTAAGCATGGGGCTTTGTATAGTTTTGTGAGCTGGCTACTATTTTGCTACAAAGTATTACAATGTGCAGTGGCAAGAAATAGTAGAGGTTATTGGTGGAGTTTATGCAAGTAGCCAAGTAATATACAATTTGGCAGTAAAATTTGGGTTATTAGAAAAAGGGCAATAATAATTTTGTCCTTTATTTTTTTAAATAACCCAAAATGAGTAACAAAAAAAAGTATAGCATACACCATGAAATACCAACCAGCAGGAGTGGTACTAACCACCCTGACAATAAAGTAAGCCTGCCTGATAGCGAGCACGTAAACCTACATAGGTGGCTTGGTAATAAAACACCAGCAGAGCAACTATTTAAAGTGCTAACCACCAATAAAAAAGTATGGAGTGATAAGTTTATACATGAGATCATAAAAGTGCTGGACGCTAATTTTGATAGCTACTATAAAAAGCACGTACATGGCGACATACAAGGTGAGCGAGGCAGTTTGATGGAGTTAGAGAGGCTTTTTAGTTTTTAAAAATGTTATGTGGTTAAAATTAAAGCTTTTATGGGAGAAAAATAACAGGATCCGTAAAAAGCAAACAATAAAAGCAATAATAGAAATAGTGGCCTATTTAATAGCCTTAGGCTTGTTTATAGGCTTTGCTACAAGTTTATTTTTAAATTATAAAATATAAAAACATGAGCGAGGAGGAAATTTTAAACGGTTGTACTGGTGTAGGTGAAAGGCCAACCGACTTTTTATTGGAGGAGGGAGATATAGACAACCTGCCTACTTTATACCAACAGGACGACATATATTTTGAGTACAACCAAAATGCCCAGGAGTGGAGCAAAAAAAGCTGTACATTGTATAATGCTTTTGGTGCAGTTAGCGACTTAATGAATTACCCTTTTGTTTTAGATCAAATAAAGGAAATGGACACACAAAGCTACCAAAATGGTAGGGTGCAGGGTTTTGGTTGGTCTACTGAGAGGGCATGCAACTTGGTAAAAAATTATTGGAACAATAACGAGGAGCTTGTAAAACAGTATGGTAAAGTAGCTTATTATAGGGTAAACATGTGTAACGACGAGCTTGTAAACCAAATATTAGATAAAAACTATACAATTTGCTGGGGTTACCAGGGTAATAGTGCATACCAGCAAGATTATAGAGCCGATGCTGTGCTGGACGGTTACGACTTTGGTAAAACCAAAACATATAGCCATAGTACAGCATTGAGAAAAATAAACGGTAAAAAATGTATTAAAGATAGTTACAAAGGTAGGACACACAATGGTAGATACACAAATATTTATGAGGTAAAGCCTACATGTAGAGAGGAGGTGGCAGGAGGTACATTTTTCTTTTGGGGTTACTTGTTTACTAAGGTTAGGGAGGATAATTACGAGGAGCTAATGAGGTTGGAAAAGTTTAAAACTACTCTAAATATTGCCATGGAGGCTAACAGTGCATTGTGGCATTTAACTAATGATCAAAAATACAGGGACTGGCTACACAACTTAAACAATAAGCACAGAGCAAAAATGCAAGACATACTAAACGAGGTAGCAAAACACAGTTAGTACCGTTGGGTAAAGTTTGATTTTGATAAAAAATATTACGAGGTGGTAAAGTTGTAAGGGTAAAACAAAAAAGCCGTTAAATTTTCATAACGGCCTTTTTTATATTTGGTTATATGAGCACCTAATTTAGTCGGTTGTTAAAACTTGTTACAAAGTTTGCATGGCACTGGCTAACCTCTGCAAAGGCTCCTGCCATGTCTTTTGTATAATCTGTTTTTACTCCTCCTATACAGTTTGTATATGTAGTGTAAAATTGATCCATATTTTTTATGCTTATAAGCTCAGCTGGTGTACAGTCGTACTCTTTTACTGTATTGTCGTAATAGTCAGCCATAAACTTTGTAGCACAGTCGGTAAACGTACTAATAACTAAGCTATCATTGGTTAGCTTTGAGGCTCATTGCACGCACTCTACATAATCGTAAATATAGCTAACCTTATTAGTAATAATATCTGTACATTTTGCCTCCTCTGTTGGTTGCTCAGGTGCTGGCTGGTCTACTGTCTGCTGTTGCTCCTGGGCTTTTTGTGCTGCCTCCTGGTCGTTTAGGTTACCACC